TGGTATAAGGATCAGTAGACAATGCCATTTAAATACTTCCCATCCAGCCAGTGTTTTGCCGATTAAAATTAATTACTTTTTCAATTTTCTTAATAGGTAGCTTAGTGGAAGCTGTTTCTGATTTTAATGATAATGCGAATGTTTGGAATGCATCTGCTCCATGGGACCAAGGCGTATCATGATCAGGCTCAGAACTAAAATTGCCAGTTTGTTCATTAACTTTATAAGTATAGCGTCTAAGACATTGTAAGCCGCGTTCTGCTTTTTCAGCATCAAAATTACATAAATCAAAAACAGTTCTAGCAGCATTGATACCAAGAAACTTCTTTCGAGGAGCGTCAATAATTCGAACGTTCCAATTCAATGCCCTTAATTGCTTTTCAGGAGTTATGTTAGACACAGTTTCCGCAGCACCATCATGCGGCAAGTTGTGCCTACCATAATTGTAACCACGCTGTTGTAACTCATGAATATAGAAAGGCATTTTCTTCAGACTATTTTCATAATAATCTATACAGTTAAACTCAACTCCAATTGTTTGAACAAACCAGATAGCCGTTTTATCATTATGACCCAAATCCCAAAACGTATGAACGGGCCTGTTAGGATCGTATTTAACCTTGGTTATGCGATTTTCTAAAGTAGCTTTGCGAATTTCTTCAGCATAGATAGCACCGTCTAAGGTTTGTTTACAATGGCCTTCCCACACATTCAGCCAACTAGTCGGGTCTTTTTCCTTTAACTGTTCCATTTCTTCCCGCAAATCAGCAGGAAACCATTTATTATCTGACCAATTTACTTTTTTAATAATTGCATACTTATTCCCACCATGATCAAATTCATTAGGCGGTTTTAAAACAAAACGCTCATAAGTGTTATCAGTATCTAGCTCAGGATTAAAGCTAACCCATATTTCAGGACCGCGCTTAAATGGTCCTAAGTTTTCTTCTTCAACTGAACGACCACGAATAGTAGGATTGAGTTTATCCCAAGACATCTTGGAAACAACATTAGCTTCTTCAACCCATGCGATATCAATAAAAGCTAATGACTTAATGCTATTAATATTATAACGAAGTCCAAGAAAGATGAATTGAGAACCAGTGCGCTTAGAAATAATAGTCTTATCGAGTATTTTAAATTCATCCTCAAGCCCCATCGAATAAATTTTAGCTTTTAAAATCTCATATACGCTTTCATCAATAGACTTCTGAAATTCACGAAAGCAAGCGATACGCAAACGCTGTTGGCAGCTAAGAATAATTAAAGCAATCGCAATGTTCTCAGTTTTACCTGCGCCTCGCCCTCCCCACAATACTTTATAGCGAGCGCTTTCCGTAAGTAGGAAGGCTAGGTGTTCTGGAAATTGCACTTCTTGCATGTTAATTTCTAATGATTAAACGTAACGATCGCTGTCCATTGTGGTGAGTTTGGTGTTTGATAAATATCCTCAAGAACAGACCAAGCGTCTTGACTATAGCCAACGATGTTAATATTACCAGCAAACTGGAAACAGGACGGAAATTCTGCGGTGAACCCGCTGCCTGTTAACCCTACAAAGTTATTGTAGTTTGTTGCCGTGAACGCCACTAGACTTAATTCAAGCTTGGATGCCGCACGCAAACGATCTAAATTTGAATTACCGAGTGACGTATAATCCGGCGAGTAACCACCCTCATACCCACACATCTTCTGAATGCTGAAACCCTGCGCCCATGTTTTCCAATTGGCATAAAGCGTAGCGCATTTTGCGAGCGTAAAGTTTCCAGCCCCGCTGTTGCACGTTGCAACATAAATGCCCGGTTGCGTTAGATCACCACCTGCGAAGGCCGTGGCCTCCGTTGTCTCGGCGGCTGTCCCATAATCTGACGGTGAGAAGTATTGAGCGCAACAAACATGGGTCGCCCAACCGGAAGCGGCTGTTGCGGTGTAAGGCGATTGCGGTGTCTGTAGAAGGTACTTTGTAGACGCCAATCTCGGATTGCTATTCGCCGTTCCAGCACCGCTGGTACCTGTGGAGGTCTGCACGCCACAAAGTACTTGATACTTTGTACGATCATTTCCGTAAACCGTGCTGACTGCCTGTCCGATGGTGGAAATCGCACGACCGTACCAGTTGTGATAATCTGCGCCCCACCCGTAAGCTGTTGCTTTGGTGTTGGCGTAACCTGTCTGATTATTCCCGGCAGCCGTGTTCCACAATTCATTTGGTCCCTCAAAGCGAGGGATCATCCAAGATGGCCCGTTATTCTTGCAATATGTAGCAAGCTGCGTGTGCCAATCAGTCATCGGTGTACAGGCAAATGGCGGGGCTACAAAGTATGGATGCGCGCCAATCTCGGTGCAAAGCCGCACCAGCAATTCTGGTGGAACGCCGTTGTTAAGACCAGCACTATTAACTGCTACGTCCCCGCCTTGCTTAATCCATGCGTTGATATCAGCATCGTAAACCAGCGTAGCCATGCTCTGAAACGTACCGCCAATAGGGTAACTATTGCTACCTACGGTCAGAGCACCAGATTGTTCATTTAATATATTTATGTCCCCGGTCGCACCTACATTAAGCGAGCATGTCCCACTCTGCGTTGCGCTCGCATTGAAAACAATGTGTACGGTAGCCTTATCGACTAGTCCGCCCCATGCAGAAGGCGCTGCTACCGTGTAGGCATTTGCAACATTCGTTGTTACGCCTGCGTACAGCGACGAGCGAAGTTCATAGCCACTATAAAAGATATAGGAAGCCGCGCGCCGCGTTGCCCATGTGGTGACGTTAGTCTGGTTGCTGTTTTGCCAATTCAGGAACCGCAGAACACCAAAGCGCGCCTCTTGTAATCGCGCCTTAAATTTCGCGCCAAATATTTGACCTGCATTAATAGCTATCTCGTCATCAACATGGAATACTTTCATATTGGTAATGCGAGGCGAACCTATCGACGCTATCCCGACAACAAACCTGAAAGCAGTTGTTGAGAACACATAGCGTCCTGCTCCAGCGCCACCAGAACTTGTTTTACTACCAGACACAAGCGTGTTGTTCATATTGACGATAATCGTACCCGTTCCATCCCAAGTAACGACATAATTTCCGGGGCGCGCAGCTTGCGTTGGAACAAAGAATACAGTGTAAACGCCTGTATGACTAATAGACGTTGGGTAGCCATCACTATCTAATGTATCTGGAGTTATCGGAGCATCAGCATTATCGAAAAAAGCCCATGCCTGCGCTGTCTTGAGGCAATTCAAAAATGGGTAGTCACCACCAGTTTGTAGGAAATTGAGATTGCCCTGCGAACGTCCGAAGTTGAAAGCTGATCCTGCTCCATTACCCGGATTATTTATTCCGGCAAGCGCTACATCTAACCCATGTGAAAAAGTAACAGCCGCAATTGTGCATCCTGCGTGAAGAATTTTTCGGCGGGAAAGCATCAGAAATTATATCCGTTTGCGCCATGCTGGTTAGCGTTCATGTTTGATTGTGTAGTTAAATTCCATGCTCCCGTGTTCCAAGAACCAGCCTCACAAATAGTTCCTGTGACAAATGCACCATTGAGCACACCTAATGTGAATTTGTCAGCGCCAGCCACTCCAGTTACACCAGCGTTCAATCCGGTTGTAGAAACGCCATCCACATAACCCGCCGATGACGCAGAGTTAACGATACCTTGCACCGCATGAAAAGCACTATCCGAAACCGTAAAATTTCCCAAACTCCCGGCAAACACAGCCCATGTGCTTGCAGTGCTTGTAGCGTCAATGCCTACGTGATTGACATCCCACGATACAATGCCGCCAAATGCTACCGTAGTTCGCTTAGCCACAACTGAAAAATCAAAGGGTTGAACAGTAGCGCTTCCGATGCCACCAGCCGACTGTAGTTTTTGTGACGACGCTCCAACAAAAGTAATACACGGTAAGCTATTAAGAGCAGCGAATGTCAAAGCGGGCATCGCTGAAAGCGTGGCTTGTACAGCATCCCAACCGTTTCCCGTCTGATCATAGGCTTTACTGACCACACAAGAACCGCCTGCCGCCGCTGCACATGCTGCGGCTGGAGTTAGTGAACCAGCACAATAACTTCCAGTTAGATCAACAAATCCAGTAGTTGACCCGCGCAAAGTACAAATCGCAACGGTTCCAGTTGTGGCATCCTTCAAATCACAAAGAGATGTAGCCGTACTAGCAAGCGATAACTGATAAACTCGCGAGCAACTTACCCATGCGGTCGCACCACTAACAACATTACCAGCACCTTGAAATGTGGTACCACCTCCTGCCGTAGAATTGCTATCAATGCCCTGCGTATCTCCAACGCTATTAGCACTTGGATTATAAATACCATCTGTATGCGCAACCGCAACAGATGAAATTAATAATAAAAATATAAATAATATAAATTCTTTATTGAACATCGACATACATAGTATCCGAGCTAGTTACACAAGTACCTTCAATTTCATCAGAAGGGGTGTAAGGAAAATAACGCGTATATGATCCACCAGCCAACAATAAAATTGAACTGGCTTTAGCAGCATTCGCTGCTGTGATAGTAGTAGTGCCAATTTTACCGAAAGTTATCCAGCAACTATCAGTTGCATTGTTATTTTGAATTGTAAGTGAAGAACGGGCAGCGTTAGCAGCAGCAATCACTTGAAAAGTATTTCCGGTAGCTATAACAACCGAACCATTATAAGTAAGTCTACCTGATGGCTGTTGCTGTGATTGAGCTAATGCTAATTGTGGGCATAGAAAGAATAAAAGAACTAAAAGCTTTTTCATTTTTCACCCTTAAAGAAAAGGACCGGACCCTTTCGAGCCCGGTTAAGTCTGGGGAGGAACCTAAATATAAGCAGCGACGCGCCAGTTAGGAGCAACTACGCAATAATATTCATTAGCAACAGTAGCAGCTTGCGCGACACCTGTAGCACCAGCAGTACCAGCAATGTTAATGGTATCAGAACCACTAGCAAACACTTGTAACGACTGAGCGCCATTGTTCACAATAAAACAACGCAAGCCGGGATAAGCTGGAGGAAGAACACAGCTATCGCCACCACTAGCAACTACCGAAAACTGTGTATTAGCAGCCCTGATAGGATAAGCGTTTGGCCTACCGCCACCAGCAGTAGCAGTTTTGCCACTTTCTGCCGATCCCAACATAGCCCCT